CATTTTATCCATAGCCTCGGACCAGATCATACTGTCGTTGGCAAGCAATCCATGCTTACTGATTAGCTCTTCTATGGTCACCATGTCTTGGTCATCTAAGTCTCGGAGCTTTTTGTATCCCCGCGTTACGCGGTTTCCGGTGGACATGTAGCTGTATATCTTGCGAGCTACCTCTCCAGAGATTTCTTTTCCCTTCCGCATTTGCTCCCATCCGTTAACCGCGTCAGATATTTTTTCGCTAATGGACCGGTGGCCGCGGTAATTAAACAAGTAACCGTTTGATTTTAAATCGCTTGCCACGGGCTGTAGCTGATAACCGGCTTGGGACAAAATCAGCCATGAGCCTTGCGCCATATCAAGTGAGCTTATATGATTGATACGCGCCACATTACCTCGGTCGGGTTTTGGATCATATCTTTTCGGAAACCTCCGCGTGATGCGGCGCACGACATTTTCAGCCAAGTGATGAACGCTCTGGGGTACACGGTATGACTGCGAAAGCGTCTCTGAACCCCCGGGCAGGTTTATGAAGTGGTCTACGTCCGCCCCGGCCCATCGGTATATGGCTTGGTCATCATCCCCTGCGCAGTACATACGCTTAGAGTTTTCATCTAATATGTGAGCAATGTCCCATTGTAGGGGTGACAGGTCTTGCGCTTCGTCTAAGAAGCACAAGTCAAACTGTGGACAGTAAGTGTTTTCCCCGGACACGAACTGTTCCAGCATGTCCGTAAAGTCGTAAAGCCCGATTTTTTCCTTGTATTCTTTCAGGCATTTATCGACGTAGTTGACGGTGTTCCAATCAGCCTCAAGGTTGCTGATGTTGTATTGATCCCGCAGCTTTACCTTGCGTAACCTTGCGAGGTTAATCAGCCCCAGAATAGGATCGTTGCTGGAAACCATCGACGGAACGTCATCGTCAAAGTTTGTGTTCTTGGAGCCGCCCAGCGATATTCCAATTTTTCCACTAAGCTCCTTATAATTAATCTCTTGCATTACCTGTTCTGGTCGTATGTCCGTCATGGTCAAGGCTAGAGAGTGCAGGGTGCGGAAGTGAACCAAGTCTTTCTTAGGGTCCAGACCGAAGCGTTCTGCCGCCCGTTCTTTGGCCTCGTTCGCCGCTTTTCGGGTAAACGCCAGAAAAGCAATACGGTGAGGAGACATGCCGTTTTCTAAGGCCTCGTCCACCATATTTAGAAGGGTCGTGGTCTTACCTGTCCCGGGCGGTCCAAATATCCTAAACATTTTCTGATTTAGCCTTCTTGTATATTTGTTGAACACGCTGCTTTGAAATACCAAACCACTTTGCGACGGCAGTCATGGTCACGTGTTGTTCATCGATCAGGCGAACTATCTCAGCGTTACGAGCGGCTTTTAGTACATTTGGCATTAGAACGGAGCCTCGTGCTGTGATCCAAACTCAGGGGGATCAATATCAATATCTACATTGTCGAACGAAGGTATCTGCCATACGCGCACGGCACGTCCTTTGATCTTCATAACAAGACTGCTACCGTTTATGTCCCGCAGGCGTTGAGCTATCCGGTGTGACTTATATTCAAAGAATTTATTCTTCTTCAGGAAGTTCTCAAAGTCTTTCAAACGGAAGTAAGTGATATTAACTTCCTCGTCTGTCCAAGGTTTGCGAAGTAAGATTTCTTCTTTATCCTGCGCAACCTGTAAGTGGGCGCAAAACTCCTCCAAATAATCGTAGAACTGTCCGCTGATGCTGGCATCTTGCGCGACTTCGATAATTGCGCTCTCGTTATCTTTCATCTCACTTAACAGTGTGCTTATCCGGCTCTCCCATTGCTGCTTGGCAACGGAGCGGGGCATGAAGTTAAGTTGTTCCATGCAGGCTTTTTGAAAAGTCGGTTGGTTCATCAAAGCATCTGTGTCCATTTCCAGAGGCTCGCCGTTAACGTCCATAAACCATACGGGCGGGGTAGAGTTATACTTGCGGAGGTTTGCGATTGTGGCCCCGGCTACGGCGGCCCCTATGCCGAACTTACGGGTCCGACATAGGTCTTTGTTGCAGTGCGCGTTGATCGGCGCATCCGAACATTTATATGCGTAATCTTTTCGCTCTACTTGTTTGGCAACAACGTTTACCTCTGAGAGTGGCAGTGGCGGAGATATGTACTCCATATTGAAGCGGAGTATCTCTGACTCCCAGCTATCTGGATATGCCTTTCGTAAGTACACGCCAATGTTGAACAGACCATTATTACGTCCTCCTTCGCTAATACCTGCTTTGCACAGTATCTGTAGACAGGGCGGACCGTCCTTTAGCAGGTCGGTTTCACCGCCCCCTACTACTTGAAGCTTAACGATTTGCTCCGGAGTTTGAACATGTTTTTCGTATAATTCTATAAATTCATCTAAGGTGGCAGACGTGCCATCGTCCAAGAAAGCATAGCGCAATCCGTTTTCATGATCGTAATATGGCAGGTTTAAGAAGTTGCCTACGTCTCCACGATCAAGGTGCAGCTTTATTTGCTTTGGAAATATCTCGCTCTCGCCGTATCCAAGGGCCGCGGCTATTGATTGCAGGGCCTTCTGCATATCTTTGGCTTCTGTCCAACCGCTGGAAAACAGGAAACAATGCGCTCCGCCTGATTTAGATCGGCAGACCACCATGGGTATTTTTAACCGGCGTATTTTATCGACAAGAATTTTGTGATCCAGAGGGTACTGATCGATATCAATACAGCCCCATTTACAACAGTTGTCTTCATTGATGGGGATGATGCCTAACCCGGCTCCTGCCCCCGACAGGTGGTTGTCCCAAAGTTTTTTGTCGCGTGGTTCTCTAAGAATGCCCGCTTTGCCTTTGGCCTTACCGTTTGCCCCTGTATTTTCTATTTTGAAGTAGCCGTATGCTTCCTTCAAACCATCGAAGATGGCCATAAACTTTTCTGCTGACATTATCGCCCCCACTCGAAAGAAAAGCGGCGGGGCATAAGTACCCCGCCGCGAACACTACTTAAAACGGTATATCTTTATCGTTTTGTGCAGCTTCTTCTCCATCCGAGTGTTTCACAACAACGTCACCCGCGGTGATACTTGCTGCAAATTCTTTGGCCCGAGTATACATGTGCGCCTCTGACACAGGACCCTCGACAGACATTTCCCATCCATGCCACGAACCCTTGGAGTTTTCTTCCCCAATTGTTTTAAGATCGTAGATGTAAGCAAAACGAGGTGGTGTGAAGGGTCCTTTCGATCCCATCATAGAACGTGACGCCATGATGCTGTTCCATTTACGCGACTTTTTAAGCTGCGTAGATTTCATTGCGATCAGGGCTGTCTCCATTGAGCCGTCTTCCGCGAGCAAGATAACAAAGTGCTGGTGAGTTTCTTCGATGTATTCACCGGAGCCATCCATCAAATAATCTTTGTTGTCATCTTTTGACCGTTCAACCTTTGGCCGCGCTTCATGCGGTTCGTAGATGGCTGTCGGCGCACCGCTTCCCACGCCACGTGGGGCCCACTGGATGAAGCGACGTTGATACGCGCACGGTATGACCCGAATGCCCGTTTTGCCCTTGTAAAGGGCTCCTGTGACCGTGTTGTAGATATCCCCTTTACGGGCATCTTCGTTCACGTCCAAGACAGGATCGTTACCAGACAGAACCTTTAAGAACGGCAGGGCTAAATCTTCCTGCCCCAAATCCTGAAGGCCGTCCCCGGCATCTTGTTCAAACATTGCCGGGTTAAACTCTGCCAACCCGGTTTCTTCTTTTTTAGCAACTTGCTTTGACTGTGCCATATTATTTTCCTCTCTTGATGACTGCACGTTGACCGACGTAAGCTCCGAACAATTCCATCGGAAACTCTTCTCCTGCCTCGCACCGCTCTTTTACAAACGCACGAAGCGTCTGCGGGTGAATTTCGGTTTTCTGCGTAGGCACAAAACCCTCTTGTTCAGCAAATGCTGAAAAAGCGTTAGCTTTATCGTCCTCGCCACGGCCGAACTGACACAAGACAGTATTCTTAATAATGTCATCGTACCCGTTTTCGCGTAGCCAGTCGTAAGCTTGCGGACGATTGTTAACCAGTATGGAGGCTCCATACGTTTGTTTGACCTCAACGGTAGAACCGTCATCTAAGGCAAACGAAGATATACCTACTTCGGCAAGCATTGCAGGCATGTCTTCATCCGTCATTTTCAGAAGCTTTTTCTTTGCATTCTTGAGATCGCTCTCCAGAGAAGCAATATATTCTTCTTCATCGCGGATATGTCGGGCCAACTCAGCCACCGTTTGGAGGCCTTGTTGATCTATCTTTTCGACGGATGAGGCGATAGTGTCCTCAAAATCTTCTTCCATCATTTTTAGTACGTCGTTACTCATTCCGAGTCTCCTTCGTGGTTAAAGGCACCTGTCGGGCCTTGACAAATACGGATAATATCGTATACTCGGCTCTTGTCAAGCAGTATTTAGGGAAATTTAAAATGCGTGGATTTGAGTACAAAACCAACCCGTATGACCACCAACGTAAAGCGTTAGAAGCTTCGTGGGCCGAGGAGTATTATGCGCTGTTCATGGAGATGGGTACAGGCAAAACAAAAGTGGCTATAGACACCATGGCGGTTCTTCACGAAGCAGGCAAGATAAATGCGGCTTTGGTTGTAGCACCCAAAGGAGTTTACGATAACTGGGTCAAAAATGAAATACCGGCACACCTTCCGGACCGCATTCAACGCCACATTCTGCGCTGGACCCCAGCTAAGACAAAACGCATGGAAACAGACCTAAAAGATTTTATTGTTGGAGACTTACACGGCATCAAAGTGTTTGTAATGAACATAGAGGCGTTTTCCACGAGCCGTGGGACGGAGGCCGCTCTCGCGTTCCTGTACCAGAACCCCGATAACATCGTGATTGTAGACGAAAGCACCACAATCAAGAACCGTAAGGCGGCTCGAACAAAGAACATTGTAAAGCTACAAGAGTATTCCAAGTATCGGCGCATTCTGACAGGTTCTCCCATCACTAAGAGTCCTATGGATTTGTTTAGCCAGTGCGACTTCCTGCGCAACAAGGCGCTTGGTTTTAACAGTTACTTTGCGTTTCAATCGCGGTACGCAAACATCCAACAACGAACAATGGGACACCGCAGTTTTCAACAAATCGTGGGCTACCGGAGATTAGACGAACTTTCTGAAAAGTTAGACACGTTCAGCAATCGGGTCCTGAAGCAAGACTGCTTGGACCTGCCTGAGAAAGTTTATGTGCGACGGGAAATTGAGTTTACCCCTGAACAAAAGAAGCTTTACACGCAAATGAAGAAGCTGGCACTTGCTAAGTTAGAGAGCGGGGAGCTTGCCACAACTGCGAGCGTCCTTACCCAGATAATGCGGCTTCAACAAATATGCTGCGGGTTTTTGCAGCCGGATGAGGGTGAGATAGAGTCCGTCCCAAGTAATCGCCTAAAAGAATTGTTGGAGCTTACAGATGAGGTGCAGGGCAAAGCCATAATATGGGCCACTTACACGCATGACATACTGCGCATTGAGGAAGCTATAAAAGACCGGTTTGGCGAAGACTCGGTTGCGACGTATTATGGAGGCACCCCGCAGGATGAGCGGCAAGATATCGTCACGCGGTTTCAAGACGCGTCTGATCCGCTACGGTTCTTTGTTGG